GAAATGGAAGAACCAACACCAATTAATTTTAATGATATAAAGAATAGGACACATCAAGCGTGAGTACATACGAAGCCACTTATTGTGACGAAGAAAACGATTTACAATACATAGAACCAAATATAAACAATTACAATTTAAGACGTGTAATACCTAGTGATTGGCAATCATCTGGAACGGCTGATTTATACAATCTTTATTCTGCCGGATATGTAGACCAATTATTTAAAGATGGTGAAGAAATGACTAAGGTGACCGACACACCTAATGCTGAAGATGAATTTAATTATGCAGCATCAACAGGAGTGTTGCAGTTTTATCAAGAAAATTCTTCAACCTCTATTCTTAACAGTTTAGTGATTGAATCTGGTAGAGATTGGAACGATACTAAAGTTGAAGCAGTTCGTAAAGCAAGTGATTTTGTTCGTAATGTGTTGCCTGTTCCTATATACCCACGAAAAGGTGTAGGAGTGGCTTCTTCTACGGGTAACAATTATCCAGAAATAGTTGTAAGAAGTACAGCGATTATTGCGTGTGCTGATTTAATTAGACCTTTTGACAAAGATAAAGGCGATGAATTAATGGCGATGGCTATGAATCCAGAAGGTACAGGCTATCTTGATATGATTCGTAAAGGTGAGATTGCTTTATCACAAGATGAAGGCTTGGCTAAAAACTCTGGTATAATTAGAGAAGTATCAATCAATGCAAATACAACAGGATCAATCATTGATGTACGTGGCAGACCAACAGCCGTATGGGATGTCATAAAAATAATTATTAGTACAGCCGGTACATTTACAAGTGGCTCTGCTTCTGGTGTTAAATATGATACCTTTATTTCAGATGACACAAGCTTAAAAATAGACAAGTCAAGTGATGCAGAAGTAATTGATGGCAACTTTCAAGATGTAGGACACGGGATGCAAGTAAGATTTTCACCGGGTGTTTATACAATAAACGATGAATGGGAACTAGAAGTATCTGGTGAGTTAGATTCACGAACTTTAGCAGTTAAACACGCAACAGCGGAAAGAATTTAATGGCAATCTACTTAAAGTCAGTTGATTGGAATGATAATCACAATGTTTGGCAGTCAGAACAAAACGTATTTTCTTATGGTGTAACGGGTGATGGTTATGAAAATATTGTATGGGAAAGAATTATCGATCCTTTACATAGCATTATTGCAGATGAATTTAAAATACCGGTTTACTTTGACGAGCATAAGGGGAATCAATCATTTGTAATTGTTCCAACTGAAGATAGTCTTGTTAGCTTATTAGCCGGAAATGCCGGACAAGAACGTGAACATACTGTTGAAATCACATATCAATTAAAATCTGGCGGTAAATATGGAGAAAGTAATTTTAAAAAAGTGTCAAATGTTTCAGAGCATTTAAAAAGAATTTTACAAAACAATGCGACAAAATACGATGCGTGGTTTAATGGGCAATGCACGTCTGTTGAATATGGAAGGGATGAGGACGATTCTTCAATATTAACTTCAGCAATTACTTTTGAAGCAAACACACTAGAGGTTTTTGTATGATATACAAAGCAAAACAATCTTATAAAAAATTAAAAGACAGCGAAAACTATAATCATTATAATTCGCCTGTAAAACATAATAAATTATTAAATAATGAAGAAATTAATATAACTGATCTGCCTAAAGAGTTAGAAAAACACTTGATTAAGGTGGAGCAAAAGAAAAAAGGAGATAAGTAATGGCTGAAACTAATTTTCAAGCCTTATCCAATGTTTCACTATTGTTTGCACAAGATGGTAGCACAACAGCTTTAGGAACAGCACACGATGCAAGTGATACTTGGGTAGCATTGCCTGTTATATCCTTTTCTATGCCTCACGATTCTGCGGCTTTAGAAGTAGGTCCACAGCGAAGCGGAACACACGTACAACTAGAGAATCAAGGAAAACATCGTAGAGATTTAAACACTTTCACTTTTGACGTATCATTTAAAGGAACACCAAGTGCGATTCTTGCTGTATGTCAATGGGCGTTTGGTGATGGTGCAAGTACTGCGGATTTTGCTGCAACTGTTGGTATAGGAAATGGAACAAGCAATAGTTCAATAATGAAACACGGGGTTGCATCTGCAAATCACTCAACAGTAGTGTTTCAAAATGCCGGTTCTGATGCAACTAATAATGACCTAACTGTAAAAGGTTGTATTGTTCAATCGTTTACTTTAAAAGAAGCAGTTGGTTCAGATGCGGGACAATTAATTTGCGATGCTACTTTTTGGACAGCATACGCACCCTATGAAGAAGCAAATTCAATAACTGCTGATTCAACTGATACAGCAGCACCAAAGTCAATCTTTTCAAAAAGTACAACTACCTTTAATTCTGAAGCTCTTGTTTTAGACTCTTGGCAGATGACTTGCTCACGTTCACTTGAAAGAATATCTTCACAAGACTATTCAAGTTATTTGCCGTTTGGATACACGCAAACTTCTCCGTGGGAAGTTACAGGAACACTTTCAGCAAAACGTGACGATTCAATTTATGATGCGTTAAGTGTAATTCGTGGATCAGATACAGGAGTAAATATTTCAATTGATGAATCAAGCGGTTTTACTTTAGATATTCCGGATGCTATGGTTGATGCTTCAACTGTTGATGCCGGTGGATCACATATGTTTCAGACTATTCCGTTTCGAGCTTTTGCAGCTACGCCAACGGCAAATGTCTGGACATTAGCAATTTCATAATAAATCGGGAGGCAAAATGATTATTAAGATAAACAAAAAAGAGTGGGACGTAAATGATTGCACGTATGCACAAAGACGTGAGTTGCATAAGTTAAATGCAAAAGTCTGGTGGGATGGCAAGATGGACGTAGAATCATATTACGAAGTTTTGGAAAAGGTTGGTGATATTGCGGGAGTTGGTGAAAATGACTTTAAAGATATGGGAATGGCAAAAGTCGATGAAGTCTTACAAGCAATATTTTTAGAATACTTAGGTATTGAACCGGCAAAAAAAGATTCCGGGGGTTAAGCCTAGCGGTTTGGTGTTGGCACTTTGGGACACCAGAACCACGTGATATATATAGAAGCCTCCCCTATACTGTGGCGAAGCTCCCGGTTACTTACAAACACGAGCCTGTGAGAGTGCAAACGATTGAAGATATTTGGGACATAATAGATGAAGTATGTAAAACGAGTAAAGAATATACCGATGGTCAAACACTCTTTTATTCTGTTCCCTTCTTTGCAGATTGTAGTTTGTTAGTCGAAAAGTGGATGCTAGATATGATTAATGAATATAATTATACCACTAGGTTCAACATTTCTCTTGGCGAACTTGATAACATCTCTGCTCACCGACTTGATTGTTTCTCAATCATAGATAAAGAAATTAACGCTTGTATGCAAGAAAAGGCAAAGAAAGATAATGGCTGATAAGAAATTAAATATTAAAGTTCGTGCCGATGGAGCAAGACGAGCAAAGAAAGATATTAAAGGTGTTGAGACAGGAATAACATCTTTAGGTAAAGCCGCTGCAAAATCTGCTGCTGCTTTTGTTGGTGCTGCCGGATTAATTACAGGCTTAAAAACTCTTGTAAGATTAACAGCAGAACAAGAGATTGCTGAAAAGAAGCTTGAAACAGCTTTAGGTAAAACTTCAAAAGCTTTGCTTGATCAAGCCTCTGCATTACAAAAAGTTGCGGGTATTGGCGATGAAGTTATAATTGTTCAACAAGCTTTTCTTGCAAGTTTAAAATTTACAGAAGAACAAATAAAAGAAATTATTACAGTTGCTATTGATTTGTCAGCAGCAACAGGAATTGAACTTGAATCTGCGGTAAGAAATACAGCTAAGACTTTTTCTGGTCTTGCCGGTGAATTGGGTGAATTAATTCCACAACTTCGTACTTTAACTACCGAAGAGATGAAAGCCGGTGAAGCTGTCAAGTTAATGGCTGATTTATTTGGTGGACAAGCTTTAAAGCAATCCGATACCTTAACAAGAAGTCTTGCAAATCTTCAAAACGCAACAAGCGATGCGGGTGAAGCTTTTGGTAAACTATTAGCACCAAATGTTAAAAAAACTGCTGATAATTTAACACTACTTGCTGAAGCTGTACAAAAAGAAGGAGTTCAAGAATTTTTTGCTCTTTTAAATAAATCAATAGTTGAAGCAACACCTTCACTTAATATTTTTAATAAAGGTATGGACCTTATAAATAAAGCATTAGGACGTAGAAATGAAATTGCAAAGGAAGCAAAAGAAATTGGTGTTGGTGAAGAACTTCTTACTACGGAACAAGCAATACAACTTGGTGTTATAACTAAAGACTTAGAAGCAGAAACTTTACAAATACGCAAACAAAGTTTCGTGCAATTAGAATTACAAGAGGTAACTTATAAAGAAATAAATACTTCAAGTCAAAAAGCTGCTGAATTTGCAGCAACAACGGCTTCTTCGTTAATGACTTCAGCGTTAATGGGTGACGATGTAGCTGAATCATTAAAACGTGCAGTAATACAATTAGGTCTTATGGTTGCACAAGCTAAGATATATAGTGCAATAATGGATGCGGGTAGCATTTTTGGTGGCGGTGGTTTACTTGGTTCTGCTGTAAACTTTCTTTTTGGTGCTTCACCAACGCAAACCGCTCCAAGTGCATCGAGTGCTTCAAACGCAAAGATTACAATAAATCAAAGTTTTGGCGGTATGGGTGTTATTGATCATAACTTTGCAGCAAACAGTATTATACCGGCTATAAATAAAGCGATTAGCACGGGACAGGCGAGGATAAATTAATTGTTATCATTCGATACAGCTTTAACGAGTGCATTAGCCAATGCAAATACAACTTCGTTTTGGGTACTAAAATTATATTATAATGATGAATCTGCTTTTATTGGTGTAAGCGATAGACATAGACAAGACGGCACGGATATATATTATGGTATTGTGGCAAATTGGGGGGTGTATCGACAGTCGTTAGATTTTTTTAATTTTACTACAACAATTGGCAATATGGGTGTTACGCTTATAAATAGCGAAAACTCAATTAAAGGTGGTAGGTTTTCCGATCTACTTGCTAGTAATAACTTTGTTAATCGTAAGTGGGAATTATTTCTTAATGCTAATAATACATCAACTTTAGATACGGCTGCAAGAATGATTGCTTCTGGTGTTATCTCTGGTGATATAAATTATGACTCTAATAATGTCACATTAACTTTATTTGACAACACTTCTAAATACCATAAAAGAGTTCCAACCAATACAGTCGTTGCATCAACTTATACAAACGCACCCGCTAACAATATTGGTAAACCAATTCCAATGGCATATGGAGATTCTCACGAAAAAGGTGATATTGGTACAATTCCAACTTCACACTTTGATCGCTTTTACAACTTTTATAAAGGAGCATTTCCGGCTATAATTACAGATAAATGGGACGTACAAGAAGAAGGTTCTGAAGCATTAGCAGACAGTCAAGCCATTCATACTTTAGATAATGAAAATATTTATATATATAAAAATGGTTATTATCCTACATTAACCGGAACAATAGACGTTGGCGGTAATCCAGAAATTGAATACAGAGGAAGTGCGGCTTCGGTATTTGTGCCTTTAAGCTTGTCAAATATTGCTTCCGAGAGTACAACGGGAAGTGCAGCAGTTGCAGACGAAGAAAATACAAGCGATGGATCATTTTCTACTTTAGCAACTTGGACAGCAAATGGTGCAACGACTAATAATTCAGTTGCAACAATGACCTTTGCTTTACCACAAATAAATAAATTGGGAAATTATAGTGCAGTAAATACTTTAGTTCGTTTTGGAACAGTTACAGATATTGGCGGTGAAGATAACGATGTTTTTCGATTTACTACTAATTCAACAAATGTTGATATTGATTCAATGTCAAGTAATTCAGAAGTCAAAACAAACATTGGTTCTTTGTATTCTGGTAAAACAACAACTTGGGACTTTGAAGGATCATTGCAATATAGTTTAAGGTCTGGAACTGCAAATGAATCTGCACAAGTAGTAGAATCTGGAATTGTTGTTGATTTTACACTTGAAGATATTGATCCACACGACATACAAGAATTATATGAAGGTGGTCCAATAAAAATGACAGTCCAAGAGGGATCAATGTCACCAGAACAAACTTTACAAATTGGTTACGATTATAATGTTTACTCAAGAACAGTTACCGGCTTTACACCTTCTAAAATAGATTATGTTTATTATTCTGGAAAAGGTCGCAAGTATGGTTCTTATATTGATGCAGATTCTAGGAATCAAGGGTACAACGAAAACGATTTAATTGAAAATCCTGTTTTTATAATTGAAGATATTATTCGTGATGAATTAAGTCTTGGTTCTACAAATATTGATTATGCGACTTTTGATACGGCGGGAAACACAACTAATGGATATTTGGGTGACATATTTGAAGATGCAGTTGGTGATGTAAAGTTTGCATTTGCACAATATAAATTTATTAATTCAAAAGATATTTTTGAACGTCTTGGGCGACTTTGTTTTTCTTATGTTTTTATTAGCGGTGATGGAAAATTTAAAATTAAAACATTGAGAGCAACAAACGATTATTCTTCATCAGATCAGACTATTGATTTTAATGACATAAATTTGACAAATATAAATAAAACATCACTTGGTAATGTAAAAAACTCTATTTTAGTTAAATATAGTCACGATTACGGAGCAAATCAAAATAAATCTGAAGCAACTGCAACTGATTCAACATCACAAGGGACAACTGTTAATGGATTTAATCAAACAATGAAACTTGAGATTGAAGCAAATGAAATTCTTGATTCAACAACCGCAACTAAATTAGCTGAAGCGTTATTAGCATTAATGAAAGATAGGAAAAATACAATTCAATTTTCTTGCCTTCGTCCAAAATATAACCATCTTGAAATTGGGGATATAATAGATTTTAGTAATTGGTCATCAACATTAAAGATATATGGTGCTGCAATGACCGGTTATTTTATAGTGTCAGACATTACAAAAACAGTAAACGGCTGTTCAATTAAAGCAATAAAGGTATCATAAGATGGCAAATATGAACATAGGGACACCACGTTTCTATCCAGACCAAGTAAGTTATTTAATATCAAGAGGTGTAGAAGCTAATTTAGTTGCAGTTACGGCATCAAATACAACCAATAAGTTTATGGGAACATTCACAACAGGATCAGCATCAGAGTTGTTTGATTTAAGACCATTAAACAAAGTGACTTTTGACACTAGTGCAGACACAGATGCACACGTACTTATTACAATAGATACACAAAACACGTCTAAGAAAAATTATATTGCTTTATTAAATCACAATCTTGTTAGTGCTGTTGGTAAAATAAGAATATTTGCGGGTGATGATGCAAGTGATGTTACAGCGGTTGATGGTGCAAACGCAGACACGGCAGATATTACTTGGGCGAATGATACTGTAATTGAAGTAGTGAATGGTGACACGACAACAGCAGCTTCAAACGATAAAAGTGTTGTAGTTGAACCGGCAACAGATGGTAGCACAATTGTAAGATTTGCAGAGCAAACAAATAGGTATTGGGGCATACAGCTTGAAGGAAACACCACTAATACAGGAGTTGCAACAAATGGAACTTGGGGCAGTACAGATG